AGATATACGTAGAAAGAAATTAGCGCTTAAAGAGCAAGTTGCTAGCGCTAAAAGCCACTTAGACGGGCAAAAGTCTAGATACTACGAAGAAATTAAAGCTGGATCAAAACTCACAACTGAGCAACAAAAAGCAATTAATTTTTTTGATAGGTACAACAAGGAATCAGAAGAGATTTCAAAAAGTAGTGAAAAAAATCGTAATAACTTTACACAAAAAACAAACAATGTTTTTAACGACAAATTCAAAGGTTTTGAATACAATGTTGGTGATAAAAATTATAGATTTAATATTAAGGATGCGGATAAAGTTAAATCTGAGCAAAGTGATATAAATCAATTCATGACAAAGTTTGTTAATGAAGATTCCACTTTAAAAGATGCTAACGGATATCACAAGGCTTTATTTACAGCTAGTAATCCTGACGCTATTGCAAAACACTTTTACGACCAAGGCAAAGCAGATGCTATGAAAAATAGTATTGCTAAAGCCAAAAATGTAGATATGAATCCAAGACAAAGTCATGGTGAAATTAAAGCAGGTGGTACAACGTACAAAGTGTTGGGTAATGATTCTTCTGATTTTAAGTTTAAAATTAAAAACAATAAATTTAAAAATTAAAAAACAAAATTATGGCAATTACAAATGGATTAAGTTTGAATAGTGTTCCTGCTTCAAGGCAGCAAACATTATCTACAAACTACCTAGACCTTTCTTCTGCATCAAATGCAGGTTGGGGTCAACAATATGTACCAGATCTTATGGAAAAAGAAGCTGAAGTTTTCGGACCGAGAACTATATCAGGATTTCTTTCACAAGTAGGAGCTGAAGAGTCTATGTCTGCTGATCAAGTTATTTGGTCTGAGCAATCAAGATTACATTTATCATATACAGCTACAGTAGCGGTTGCAGGTGACGTAAACGGTACAATTGCAATTCTTGCTGATATCGATGGAGATACTGCGGTAGGAGCAACAGCAAGCAGAGTTCACGGTATTAGAGTTAACGATATGTTATTAATCGCACAAGCTGGTGTTGTAGTTAAAGCTTTGGCTGTTGAAACTCCAGATTCAAATGTTGTTTCAGTTGAGCCTTATGCTACAGCTGCTTTGTCAACATTAACTGCTGGCGCAGCTACTGTGCTGGTTATTGGTTCTGAGTTCGGTAAAGGAGCTTCTTATGCTGACGAGACTGGTACGTTTAAAACAGATTCAAGAGGTGCAAATGAGCCTGTGTTCAAGTCGTTCACTAACAAGCCAATTATCATGAAAGATTACTACGAGGTATCAGGTTCTGATGTTTCTAAAATCGGTTGGGTTGAAGTGGCTTCTGAAGATGGTGGTTCTGGATACTTATGGTACTTAAAAGCTGAGGCTGATACAAGAGCTCGTTTTAACGATCACTTGGAGATGACTTTGCTTGAGGCTGAGAAAACTACTGATGCATCTATTATTGGATTTGGTGCTAATAGTCAAGTTAGAGGTGCTGCTGACGCAGGTCTTAACGGAGCTGGTACTGAAGGATTATTTGCTGCTATCGAATCAAGAGGTAACGTTACTTCTGGTATTACTGGTGTGAATGCTGCAACTGATTTAGCTGAATTTGACGCTATCTTAGCAGAATTTGATTCTCAAGGTGCTATTGAAGAAAACATGATGTTTGTAAACAGAGCTACTTC